ATGGAGTTTTAATAAATACTCGTAGGCAGAGAGCATATAAAGGGTGGATAAATACTGCAAAATTGAGACGTGTAAATTCTAATTGGGGGTTAACCCAAGATATTGAAGGGATTAGAAGAGACTTGGAAAACAAAAAAGATAAAAGGAGGAAAAAATGAAAGGATTAGATGAACTGAAATACCGGATTGCGCTACACGGAGAGACCGCAGGCTGGTTAATACTTATACTAGTATTCTTATACGATCCATTTATGAGTGGTATCAGAGGTTTCCTAGAATGGTCTATAATGCCTAAAGGATATGTGATAGCGATGCTTGGTGCAGTACTGATAAGTTTAAGCAAACATTTCAAGAGGCATTTTTAATGAACCTGTGTAAATATGGTATACACAGACCACTCAAGATAGAAGAGTTTAACTTCACGGATTGTGTTACTAGAAAATCTGTACGAAACGCCACCTGTCCTTGTGGGAAGAGATGGCTTACAGACAGCACTAACAAATGGTTCGGGTTTAAGGTTGAGAGAAGGAATAACTTATAGGCTGTCTTTTCCCAAATCCCAAAGCCGAGAAGCAAGAAAACTCCTAAGGCAGCTTAATAGTTTATTGACAAAGCTAAAAACTATGCTATACTATGAGTATGGAACAACAAAATACTCATATAAATAGCCCAATAATGGGGAGGCTGGAGAGCCTGCTTGTTTCATATAAAAGACCCTCTATCGTTAATTCGGTAGGGGGTTTTCTATTTTAGGGCTTCTTTCTCCTGTTTCCTCGCTCACCATAAAGGTAAATAGTCCGTATGACGGTTTCTATAAACAGAGGGGACGCATCGTCGTGATAAAGCTGGGTATAACCTGACGACCCCGACCTAAAAGGTGAACAGAACAATAGTTCAAAGAGCAAAGTTAATAGTTGACTTCGGCATTAGTTCAAATAACTATCTAGGGTTAAATACGGGCTTTTAGGGAAAAAGAGTTTAACCCAGACTATATCTTAATAACAAGAGAGCGTATAGCTTTTACACTATGCGCTTTTTTCTTAAAATAGTATATTGACTTATTACTTTTATATGGCATACTTGATGTGTATGAAAATACCCTCACAAATTAAATCAAAGCATATCATTAGAGATTTCGATATCTGCCGACTATATGTTGAAGGATATTCTTCCTTTGAAATAAAAACTCTACGAAAATTAGATATTTCTGTAAGACGTATTGAACAAATAGTTTATGAAAATAAAGATTTCGTTAAAACCAACAAAGAATGGCATAAGACTAAGCGTGTGCAGAAGTTAGAGAGACAACTTAGATTAAAGGAAAAAAATAAAGAAGAATCTAGGAAAGATGTTACCGATATTCTAGACCAACTTCGCAGAGAAATCGAAGGGGATAAACCAATCATAGATCAATCACAGCATACCCACTACACAAAGGTTGAGGTGGTGATAGATGACAAATCCGACATTTCATCTCCATCCGGCACAGGGAATCGTATTCAAGGACACGAGCAGGTTCCGAGTTCTAGTAGCGGGTAGAAGGTTCGGTAAAACTTTTCTTGCTCTAATAGCTCTTTTAGTCGCAGCTCTTTCTCATAACGATAGTCTATGGTGGTACGTCAGCCCAAGTTATAGACAAAGCAAGATGATAGCTTGGAGACTACTCAAGAAGTTAGTGCCTAAAAACCTACCTGTTAAATGGAATGAATCTGAACTGTCTGTAATCTTTCCGAACGGTGCTATAATCGAGCTTAAAGGTGCTGACAACGAGGATAGTTTAAGAGGTGCAGGTGTATGGGGGATGGTAGTAGATGAGTTCGCTACGATCTATAACAAATGGGCAGTATGGCATGAGGTTCTACGACCTACACTTACAGACAAGAAAGGATGGTCTTTATTCATAGGTACACCGAAGGGTAAAGACGCTTTCTATGAGTTATTCCTTAAAGGTCAACGTGAAGAAGATGGTTTTAAAAGTTGGCAGTTCACCACTAAAGACAATCCTTACATAGACCCTGAAGAGGTTGAATCTGCTAAGAAGGAAATGCCGGATAGATATTTCAGGCAAGAATACTTAGCTAAGTTTGAAGATTTTGTAGGGCTTATCTGGCCAGAGTATAGTAAGAGCCATTTGATTGAACCGATAGAGATACCTGAATCATGGCATAAGGTTGGGGTAATAGACCCGGCAGTAAGTGGTTGGACAGGAAGTTTAAAAGCTGCGATAGACACCGAAGAGAACATTTATTTGTACGAAGAATACCGGGAAGAGAACAAGCGTGTTGATGAAGTTACAAGTGTGATAAGAGCTGACTTAGACTGGCTTATTGACCCGGCAAGTAAATCCAAGAATGTTGTCAAAGAAGGCAAAATTTACAGTTTATATAACGAGTACATGGATCATGGTATAGTAGCCAATTCAGCGGAGAACGATGTAGATTACGGGATAAACAGAGTAGCTGAATATTTCAAGAATAACAAGATAAAAATATTTAACACGTTAAAATGGTTACCCTGGGAGTTAGAGAGATATCATTGGAGTGAGTCAACAGAGACCAAACAGGGTATAGTAACAGCTAAACCATACAAGAAAGATGACCATTTAGTCGATTGTTTACGTTATATCATAGCTTCAAGACCGAGGAAAGGGATGGATATAAAAACACATACACCAGAGTTACATTCAGCAGAATGGTTTGAGAAATATTATGAATCACAAAGACGTGGCAGAGGTAGAGGCAGGTCTTTAACGAGATAAGGGGGAATGATGAAATACGGGGCAAAGCGTGGGGCAGGTAAGGGAAAAGGTACTGGAGGAAGAAACAGGAATACTGGTGGCTGTTCAAAAGGCGGACCGGGTCGGGGAGCTGGTGGTGGACGAGGTAAAGGTACAGGACGCAAAGGATGAGGTGACAATGAAACTAGCCGAAAAAGATAGAGATTTTTATAGTAAGCATCTGGGAGAAGCTAAAGCGTTCCAGCAGAAAGAGTTTCTTGATAAGATTGATGTTGAGCTATACAAGGCATATTATTCCGCTGATGATAATATACAAGAACAGTTGGCGCAGGATATGTCGAATGACATGGAGACTGAATGGATATCCAACAACAAGATGTTCCCTGCTACAAATAGAGTAACACCCACCTTCTACTGGCAGAACCCAAAGATAGTATTCAAACCTAAACGTGGTACTACACAGTTTGCTTCAGAGATAGCTACCGCTAAGATAAACTATGATTTCCGTGAGCTTGGTATGAAGAAGGTCAACCAGAGGATTATCTTAGACGCATGGTATTCAGGCTTTGGTGGGGTAAAGATGGGGTACACCACGAGGTTTAAGTATAAACCTGAAGGGAAAGAAGGCGCAAATATCATAAGTCGTGTTAAAGAGGTTATGACACAGGATAAACGTGATAAGCCTGATACCTCGTTCCGAGAGGTAGATTATATCGAGTATGAGGGTACATGGGCAAAACGGCTTAAACCTACCAATGTGTTGTTTGATCCTAGAGAAGATGTCGGTGAGGATAAGATTATATGGTTGAAGTTCCCTAAGACGCTACAGGATGTCATGGATTCTGATATGTATTCTGATATAGACAAAGGGTTCATCAAACATTATAAGGGCGGTAAAGACCCACGTGACGTTAATTTAGAGTTATATGAAGGCTGGATACTTACACAGAACGGCCCGGAGATAGTAGTCTTCTGTGACGGTTGGGTAGACGCTCTACGGTACGATAAGAGTTCATGGAAAGGTGATGGATTTCCTATGAGTTTCTTATCATTCGCTGAATGTCCTGACACTAAATATCCTCCGTCATTCATGAAAGTAGCTTACAGACCACAGAAACAGATAAGTTATCTGTCTACGTTACAGGGTATGATAGCTGATAAGTTCCGTAGTCAGACGGCTGTAAATGAACAGAGTTTGACACCTGAAGGGAAACAGACACTTGATGCTAATGAGTTCGGTGGGATAGTATACTTCAAAGGGCCGATACAAGGTAATGTAGGCGATTTAACGAGCTCTAGGATACCGCCAGACCTCTATCAGTTGATACAAGACCAACAGGCTAACTTACAGGAAATATTGCAGGTATCAGGGTTACAGCTAGGCAGCGCAGAAGGGCAGAAAACACTAGGTCAAGACCAGCTTGTAGAGAAAGGTAATATGCAAGGTTTGACAGGGATACAGGATAAAGTCAGAGAGTTCGTTATGGATGAAGCTCATAAGATGTTGCAGTTCCTTAAACAGTATGCTACCTCTGAAGAGTTTATACCTACGGTAGGCATGAATATAATCAATCCTGATACTAAACAGGTTATAACAGATGAATGGATATCGTTCGGTACAGAGGATAATCCTCAAACACTTAAAGAAGCTATTACTGGAGATTTCGGGGAAGAAGTAGATATCAGGTCAGCACAGCAACAGAATGATCTTATGAAACTCCAGGCAGCACAAAACTTAATACCGCAGTTGAAACAGATGGAGCTTGATCTTGCCGAAGAAGGCGAGAAGGTCAATATGGGTAAAGCTGCCAGAATGATACTAAACTTGTATAAAGAGATACTACCTGAAGCAGAACATATAGTCGAACGTATGTCGGAGGAAGAGAAACAGCAACTAGACCAGCGCAGACAAGAGATGAGGGCTGAAGGCGAACAGGTAGCGCAAGAGCAGAAAGATGCTCAAGCGTTGGATAATGTTGGTAAAGCGCAACAGATACGCAGGACAGCAGAAGAACCAGTAGTGGTTGAGGGAGCGCAATAATGGAAGAGAATAAGAATACACAGCCGGATGAGTTTGAACTAAAGATTAAGTATAATACCATAACCGGTGAGATAGCTATAGACGGACCTATCAAGAACG